AAAGGATCTAATACTTTTTCTTCAGGGGTATTAAATACTGGTTGTCCATACTGATCAATAAACCCTTCGTAGTTCCACTCCATCGGTATAAAGAGTGAATATAACCCGGATTTTGTTTGACCATTCGAGTTTCTTTTACTTACGTCAGAGTCATTATATAACTTCTTGAAGTTCTCGCCTCCTTTATCTAATGAATTCGATGTTGAACCCATTAAACATTTGCCTATAATTCTAGCTCCCAAACGTAACGTAGTTTTTGTAACCCGCCAGTTGTTTAATATGTTATCCGGTCTTTCCCATTTACCGCTCTCGTCATGTACTAAAAGCTTTAACTTTTCACCATCATAAGAGTTGTCTCCTGTATTCTTCCAGTCAATAGTTGTATCAAGACCCTCAAGCTCTATTTGCTTTTCTTTTGCCTGAATTGATTTACGGGTTAGCTTAGAAGCAGGAACCCTATATGCCAGTTCAGTCTTCGGTCTATCCATACCATCTTGTATAGGTTTGAAGAAAAACGGGTAGTTAACGGATATCGGTACAACTTTATCGGTAAACATTTTTTTGGCATCACTACCTGACTTTGATAGTATACCAAATCTGGCGTCACTGGAGATGGTCGCCAAGTTGACTGTTTCTCCTGAAGCCATAAATGAGAATCCACTCCGTCTGTTCTTAAGATAGCACATTCCGTAGCTTCTTGTATCGGCTTTACAGGCTTCCCAAAATATAAAGAAGAGTCTGTTTGCTTCACGGTAGTCGGGATTACCGACATCAATCTTACTCCACTGCAAGTACATGTAATGAGTCCCAGTGATATAAGTAGGAGTCCCCTTGTTATAAAACCAGTAACCACCATCACGTCTGTTGAATTCTTCATCAATGTATCCCTCCCAATTGCTTTTAAACTCATCTGGATAGGTTTGCCAATCGAATATACTCTTGATTCTTTTAAGCTCCTTAGGATACTCTTGAACAGCCCATTTATCTAAGCCTTTAGTTAATCCTTTCGGTGCTGGCGGCAATGCTATACACAAGTTTTGCACTTCTAGTATTTGCCCTATCTGCCCAGTCTTACTGATAACAACTATATCGTGTTCCTTGTTGTAACCATATTTCCAAGACTTGGATCTATTTAATCTGCTGATTGTTGTAAGCTTTACAGGCTTAACAACTTTTACTAGACTCTGCTCGTACATTACCTAGATCTTTTTTCAGCAAACCCTGAGAATGTTTTCTTTTCTTTTTCTTCTTTCGGTTTGTTCTCAAGTATGCGTTCTTCCTCTTCGATGCGAGTAAGTATCTCAAACGCGTCAAAGATTGCTAACTTTTTAGTTGCAGCAGCATTTTTTAAGCGGTCAGCAGAAACATCATCTTCCGTATTGGTAATGATTTTTTCTTGCGCAACCTTTATAAGTTCCTCAACTGCTTTGCGACCAGCTAGGATTATATTCTTTTTCGCTTGCTTGGTGTCCATACTTGATTGTAATTCGATTTGCGGGAACACGGTAAACCTTCTCCCCTTCAATATTAAATTCGTATTCTGTACCAGGTGTGAACCCTATAAGCTCTCCACTTTCAAAACCTTCGTAAGCGTATTTAACTTTTCCTATCAAAGGAAGTTCGTTATGTTCGGAAAACATACGCTCGTCTAACATAGGCTTAACGAATATGAAACCCGCTACAGGTTTCCATTCTCCATCACGTTTAAACGCATATATCTGATCAGGGTATACGAAGTACTTATCCTCCTCGTAATATGAGCGGCTGTTCTTTTCAGCGCCTCTTACATCTCTAAATCTTCTAAAGACGTTATGATGAACAATAACTTCATCACCAGGAAGTAACCCTAAATCGTTTACTTTGGGTATAGCTTTGACTACTCCGTGTCTGCTAGTATAAAGATGGTTTTGTAATTCTGTATTTAACAACAGCGTTACACCATTTATTTCTTTTTCTGATGTGGTTCTCTTAGCATACGGAGATACCATAAAGTTGTATATGCTTTGCATTACCACTTAAGATCATATTCGATAGAGATAGCCATGTTCTTGTTAAAGTCTTTCCATGGCATTACTAGATCTCCTTTTTGAATATAGACAGAGTACTTATCTTCCTCTTCTAATATGTTAACTATGGTATGACCGCCATACACTTCCTGTCCAACAGAATAGTGCATGGCGTCATTTTTATAGTCCTTGCCGATACTAAGCTTCCTTATTATCTGCATCATTAGGAGTGATAGCCCCATCTTGTAAGTTGATACTTACGTCTCCATAAGTTTTTTCTAGATCAGCTTGTACTTCAGCTAGCTTAGTGCGCAATGCTTTAACATTATCCATAAGCTCGTTCTTTTGCATTTCCGATGCCCCAATTTGCATTTGAATCTGCTGTAGAGCGTTAACGTACTTTTGTACTTCAGTTAGCTCGTCTGCTGTGATTGCTTTAGCAACCGCTTCTTTCTTCTTTCCCATTTGATTTAATTTAATTGTTTTATTTTAAAATTAGCAGTTCCACTTACGGCGTGCTGCTTTACCACGTTCACTTGTCCAGCTTTTAGAGCGTGCGCAAAATGATTTACGACGCTTTGCAGCTTTACTTCCAGGCTTCAACTTTGAAGGCGGAGTAGTTACCGCTGTCTGCAATTTACTACCTGGATTGTCTTTTTTATACTTTTCGACGCCTTTTTTTGTCATTCCACCCCCAGCATCTCCACCAGTACCGCCGCCTTTCTTGACTGCAGCATAGTTTCCTTCTGATTTTTTACGCGATGGTGCGTCGCCTTTTTTCTTAAAAGGTGAGTTGTTTTGTACGTATGCCATGCTATTTACCTTTAAAGTATCCTTTTTTCATTGGTGAAGAGTTCTTAATGCCTACGTTTTGATTGTAGCGCATTTGAAGACCACTACCTGGTACTTCGCGTTCAAACTCATTTTCAGGCTTAATCTCATAACCTGTTCTATTTTCAATCAAATCAGCTGCATCATCACCACGTGCAGTGCCTAAATACTTATTGTCAAGAGTTTTAAACTGACGAACATTTTCATTACCACCTTGTTCATATTGTGCTAAAGATCTATCTACTCCACCAGCTTTTGAGGCTTCTTGTTGAGCTTTACTAAGCCCACGGCTTGCAGCGTAATTTTGGCTGTATTGTGCAAATTTTTCTGCGCCGCTGCCTGTAGCACCACCTGTTTTTTCGTTTAGTGCATCAAACGTACTTACAATTTTATCTTTAGAAACATTGCCCTTCATAAAATCGCGACGCTCTTTATAGTTACCAAATAAACCAGATTTTTCATCTGATTGGCGAGCATACTCTTTGGCTAACTTTCTGTTTTGTTTTCTTTCAAAGTTTTCATTTCTATTAACCGAACGATTAACCATTAAGTTGTTTCTATAGTCCCCTACAGTGCCTACTCTTGTACTTGTTTCCTCAACCTTAGGAGTGAAGCCCATTTCTTTATCAGGGTTATCTACTGTTTCAACTACGGTTTTAGTTGATGAAGGAGAAACGTAATTAGTCATTTCATTCCACTTATCGGCATACCCACTAGATATATAACCTTTTTTAGCCATTTCAGCTCCCGATACATTTTTAAATCTATCTGAGGTAGACAGGTTAGTTAAATAATCGCCTGCTGAGGTAGCTTGCTTACCACCTTTAGCTTGATCAACTGTTTTTTCTTCTCCGTCAACTTCAATTACTTTAGTTACTTGTGAGGTTCCCCCATCTTCTGTTTTGACGGCTTTCGTTGTTTGTTTTAAAGGCGACTTAGCTCTTTGTGTAATAGGTTTATTATACATAATGTTATGATTTATATGCTTCGTTTTCCCATTCAAGATTAGCATTGCCTTCGCTTAGCTCTTGTCTTTTATAAACTTTCATGGGTGACTTTGTATCTCGTTTCCAGATTACTTCATTTTCGTTGTAATCTAACCGATTTTGATGCATTTGATTTAAATGCACTTTTTCATGCTCAATAGCATCTTCTTTTTGCTTTGGCGATAGACCCTTATTAATAAAAATAGTTCCGTCACGATTAGCTTCTGCCATCACTTGATCACCTAAGTCTTTTTCAAATACAGGTGTGTCAAATGTTGAAGTTTGCTTATCGTAACCGAACAGGGTACTCTTATCTTTAAGCTTAAAAGGCATTAGCAATCACACTTTCCTGAACAACCGCAGTCGCCCGCATTTGTAAAGTTTGCGCGCTTTTTACCTGCGGCATCTAATGTAACTTCTTGATTTGCAGGCGCTTTACCGTAATCAGTAACTGCGCGCTTTGTAATAGGCTCTAGGTGACTTTTCATTATTTCTTTTTATATTTTTTAACACTAGTATAAAGATCTTGACCGGACTCGTTTGTTGTTCTATACATTTTTTGTTCTGCCGGAAAAGCAGAAGACGATCCTTTACTTGCGGATACTCTAGCAAAATGATTTGTACCGCGCTCTGCAGCACCTGGATCAAGTGAAGTATGAGTAAACGCAGTATCTGTATTGTTATTAAAATCCGTAAAAGTAGACGCCATAGACTTGTAGTCATTAAACGTTTCTGCCTTACCAAAGTCAGGACCCTGAGGCTCACTGTTTCTATTTACAAGATTCTTACCTTTCTGTAAAACATTTTTTATTCTTGTCTGCTTAACAGGAGAAGCGTCATTTGCGCGCTGAACTTGGTGAGTAATTGGCTTCATCGTTCTTTGTCTTTAATCATATCGTCTATAGCTTTATTATAGACTTTATCAGTATAACTCTTGTTCTTGTAAAATTTGCTTGATCTACCGATTGGTAAATCTTCTTCCCCAAGCATAACTCGATACATGCGTGTAATCAAGCGTTTAGCTTTAGGTGATGTTGTGAAAACACTGTATTTGATTGTAGTCCTATTCCGATGACGCCAGACATCAATCCAGCCATCATTTCTAAGTCTTTCCCAGCGGTTTTTATCCCACGCATAGGTGTATGACCCTTCTATAAAATCATTACGCGTAAAACGCTCTTTGCAATCAAGATATATCAGCAGCTCTAGGTCAGCATCTAATATATCGTAAGTCTTACAGGCCCATTTCCTAACGAGCCTGTAATACTTAAACAAATTCATATCGCGTAAATCCGCGGGTGTTAGTCTCATTCTACAATAACAACGTCGCCTACGGTAATTACATGAAATAAATCTTCATTCCATTCTATACCATGTCCAGCGTGCTTATCGTATCTAATTGTATCACCAACTTCAACACCGATTACTAATGGTCCGCAGCTAATAACTTCAGCTTTTAAATACCTAACGTCACTATTCTGCTTTTCAGTTAATTCAAGGCCGGCAACCTTTTTGACTGCCTCCTTGATTTTCTTTATAATAATATAATTATTTACCGCTTTCATCCATTCTCATA